GGAGGATTAAGTACCTGACAATCATAAATAACTAAGTAGCCTTCAGTGACAAAGAATTTATTTTTTCCAGTTGGACTGCCGTATTCTATGTTGTAGTATTCTCCCGTGGTACCGGAATAAACAGTAAGCGTTCCCTTTGTATTATAAAAATTAATATTTGTTGGATTATTTATTCTAATGTTAAATGAAGTAGTAGTACTATCTGGAATTATATTTGTTATTCCCGGTGGGGAAAAATCATATGGATTTAGTAATCCTGTGTATATATCAAATACATTACAAATACTATAATTTGTACTATCAATTGGTACAGCTGAAGTAGAATATGTACTTGGACTATAAGGTTGGCAATTACTAAAAGTTGTAATACCTGAAGTAGTATTCAGACTTGAAAATTGTAAGAAATAATTATCTGTTGCACTTGCAGATGGTATACTATTTCCTTTAAATAAATAAATCACATTTAATGGATTATCAAAGGTTATTAATTCGTTTATATTATCTATTTGTAAGTCAAATGTACCAGGAAGTACTGGGATAGTCGTCGGACTATTCAAGTGATAAGCTAAAGTACCATTAAATTTCTCACTATCAGGATCTGAATATAAACATGCAGATCGAAATTGATAATCTAGATATGTATTTAATTGATTATGATTATAACTCATTCGTGCATACTGATTAGAAATATCAGGTTCTACCCCTGTTTGTATAATATAAGGTATATTAGTATCTACTGGAGTTGACGGAGCAATATATGATTGTATAGTTAAATCTGACCATATTGTTAACCACAGACCGTAATGGCGATCAATTAAGTTACCACCGATTTCAATTTCGATTTGTTTAAATATAGTATGTCCTAAATTTGAGGGAACAAAGCCATTAGTATATAAAATAAGATTCTTATATATAGTGGAAGGGTTATACTCTAATGTAAGACCTTTAAGAAGATCTCCATTGCGTCCAATGATTATAGATATAAAGTTACCTGGAGATAAATTACCTATTATGTCTTGTTGTATCGATTCGGTAGAAAAGTTTGTATATCTTTTGTAAACTGATTTAAAAAATGTTATTTGTGGATCACCTGTAAGATAAATATTTGGAGATCCGTAAGCAACTAATTGAATAATTGCTCCACCCATTGAATAATACTAATTAATAATACTATTCTTTAATATTCTTTTTAATTAATAAATTAGTATTAAGAAAATGCAACACCACCCATACCTGCAGTTATTCTCAGTATATTATAACTAATCGCATATATCTCCAATGGGTTCAATTGTTCATTGATACTTAAATCGAAATTTTCAAAAATTAATCTCACATCAGTAAGAACACCAAAATTAACTGCTCCTGAAGGTTGATACTTCTCTGGGTGGAGTGCAAATGGTATTACTGCTATGTTACCCCAATTACCAGAACCAAGACCTGTATGTGTGTCCCATATTGTTTTTCTGGTGAAGTATTTCAAATTTCTTGCTGTAAATTGATCTTTACCGTTAATTACGAGTTTTAATCTAACATTTGTTTTAGATATATTATCATTAAGTTCTCCGTTGTAGTCTCCAAAGTTATACATATATTTATTATTACTTACTACAATTGGCCTTGGAGATCCAACTCCCTTTGTTGCATAAATATAAGGTTTGTTGAAGTATTTTAAATTCGATACTACTACATCTTTATCTCCGGTGATTGCCGATACAGTTGCTGTATTCGAATATACATATCCATAATTTACCAATGGAACCACATAGTTTACTGGACTTACAGTAGTCGACACATTCGGAGGTGAATAGTTTTTTAGTTGATATGGATTATTTGACTGACCTGTTATTATTATTTCCTTAACTGGATTTGTAAAAGATAATTTAATATTATTTTGATTTTGTGAAGTTTTCTTTTGCAATTGCTCAATCAGATACTCGTGAGAATTTTGAACAAATTGTTGACGTTCCGTAGTATCCAAGTAAACATAGTCTCCGTAGAATTTTATAGACTGTGACAATTTAAAAACATTGTTATAGTCATTTTGTTGTACCAGTACTGTAGCAAAATTGGTAAATGTCGAAAAGGTAATATTTAAATTGACCTCGTGGTACTGCAGAGCTACAAGAGGTATTGCCAGCCCAGGGTTTTTACCAAACCAAAATGGAAGTGGTACATAACACTCTGTAGTAGCCTGATTAAATGATGCATAATTGGTATTAGTACTACCTACCGATACGGCAACTCCTGCATTTGTGTAAGCCATTCTGTTATACCCACTTGTGCACTGGGTAACAATTCTAGAACCATCTGGTTTTGTACCACCAGATCCACCATACGGATTATCTTCGGTCAAGTCTCTCCAGACCGATAACCATGTACTATAAATGCGATCAATTATTTGACCACCAATTTCAAATTCCAGTTGTTTAAATATTGCATGACAGAAATCATTTGAAATAGTTGTTAAATCTACTTCGGGGTCTTGATTAGAGTAAATAAGATATGGATTTACCTGTATCCATATTCTCTTAAGTAAATCTGCATTACGTGTAATTGGTACTACTATTCTTGTATCGAGATTAGGTGGATCATTTGGATTGAGTAATATCGATTCAATCGCAAAATTTGTATGTCTACGATAAACTGATTTCCAAAAAGTGATCTGAGGTTGACCTGTGAGGTAGATATCCTGAGCACCGTAAGCTACGAGTTGGATAAGACCCCCACCCATTAATACTAATTAATAATATTAATAAGTAATATTATTTTTTAATATTGATTTTTGTTTGATTATTAGTATTAATTCGACAGGTCTCCTCGTAGGGGCGGCGCGGCCCAACTCAAAAGAATAATACTAATTAGAATAAGCCAAACCACCCATACCGGACATTACTCTGAATACATTTTGATTAATGGCGTACACATCCAAGGGCTGTAATGTTTCCTGAGATTGAATAAATGCTAGACCTGGTATTCCACCATTGGGAACATTATTGATATTACTGAAGTTAAGAGTGGCACGATCAATTCTACTCATATTGCAAGTACCCGATGGTTGATTGTTATCCGATGGACTAAGTGCAAATGAATAAACTGCTATATCATCCGTGAAGAAATGACCACCTCCACTTTTGGGGTGATGATCATAAATTTGTTGACGAGTGAAATATTTCAAGTTTCTTGGACTGAAACGCTCTATACCATTGAAGGAGAGTGACATTTTCGTATTAGTCCTCGAAATAGTATTTAAATAGTTGTATGGATCCCATTCTCTAATAAATCCTCCTAAAAGTGTGGCCATGGACTTATATAATGTTATAGGAGCAGCAGATGCACTTGATAAAGTTCTTCCAAGATTGTATGTTGCATTTGGATTAAAAGATGTTCCATAAGATGGGTCATACTTATTATTTTCTACAAAATGTTCTGGGTTACCTGTTATTACCAGTTCCTTCACTGGATGATTAAATTCTATATCGAACGATGCGGTATTATTTGAAGTTCCATTTGGATTAATAGTTTGTAATTGTAGCTGATCGATGAGATATTCATGAGAATTCTGTGTAAAATTTTTACGTTCTGTAGTATCCAAGTAAATATATTCAGCAAATACTTTGATACTTGATATATTGGTTGATACAGTTGTTCCTGGAAAAGCTTTTACCCATGTAGTATCCTTCGCAAATGTTATATTCATCTTAACTTCATGGTATTGCAATGCAACCAGTGGAAGTGCCAACCCGGGATGTCGACAAAACCAGAACTGTAAGGGAATATAAGCTTCAGTTGGTGCATTTGCAGTACTTAGATTTAATGAAAGAATATCGACACCCGCTGCTTGAATTTGGTTAATATTCTGTGTACCGATATGTGTATATGCCATGGTATCATATAAAGTAGCAAAGTCATTTCTTGTATTTTGGCTTGCTTGTGCACCAGAAAGAGGTATCTGTGGTGTTGTAGTTGGTGGTCTTGAGATCATATTGCTTCCATTACTTGCTCCATTGTTATTTGTAAATAGAATACTTTGTGGATTATCGGGTGCATTAATTTCAGATGTGTATACGTAATTAAAACACGGTTCTTCACCTTGAGTTGTCATGTAATACATATTACCATATTCATAATTATTTTGATAGTTAATACTTGGTGTGTACTGTGGATATAATCCCGATATTGCTCTTGCAGTTCCATAAGGATTATTTTCATTGAGATCTCTCCATATTGATAACCATTTTCCATAGTGAGTATCAATTATTTGACCACCTATTTCAATTTCTATAGTATCAAGTAATGCATGCCCAAGATCGGAACAGATATAAAGTACATTTGTAGGATTTTTTGCAGGTATCAATTCATTTGGCTCATAATGTATCCATAGTCTCTTTAGTAAATCACCTGATTTAGGTATATTCACCGAAACCTTTGAACCAGGTCTAACAGTACCTAAAATTGGTATTTGAATACTTTCTATGGCATAATTTGTATGTCTAAGGTAGACTGTTTTCCAAAATGTCATTTGAGGTGTACCTGTAAGGTATAAATCTTGTGCACCCTTTGTAACCAATTGTACAATTGCAGCAGAGCTCATTATTAATTAGTATTAATATTATTATTTCTTTAATATTCTTTTAATATTATTAATATGCATAGGCAATATTACCCATACCGGACATTATTCTGAGTATATTATAATTAACTGCATATATATTTAATGAATTAAGTTTTTCATTGAGTGTACTATCAAAATTGAAAAAAACCATCTGGGGTTTAGAAATTTTTGAAAAGTTACATGTCCCACTTGGTTGATGTTCATTTGGACGAAGCGAAAAAGAATATACCCCTATACTATCTGTCCCTAGTTGTCCTATTATACCATTTGATGATCCTGAACCAGTGTGGTGGTCCCAAATTTGATTACGAGTGAAATACTTCAAATTTCTGTTACTAAATCTGTTAGCCTGGTTAAACTTTAACTGCATCTGTACATTACTTGTCTCGGCTATTGTATTTAAAATTGTATTTGGAGTTCCTATACCTTGGCTATATACACCGAATGAAACTGGTGTTCCACAAAATACAAGTTCTTTTACACAATTATTAAAATTTAAATTAATTGCTAATTGTCCACCTGATAAATTATTTTCAAAACTATTATTAAATGTATCAAATTGTAATTGATCTATGAGATACTCATGAGCATTTTGTGCAAATTTTCTACGTTCGGTAGTATCCAAGTAAACATATTCAGAATACACCTTAATACTTGAATAATTAATTTCTGCATAACTACTCGCATGTAGTTCTTGCCAACTTGCTAATAATAAATTTAATTTAACTTCGTGGTACTGCAAAGCAATCAGTGGAAGTGCCAGTCCAGGATTTCTACAGAACCAGAATTGCAATGGTATATATGCCTCTGTTGGCATACCATCAGAAGCACTCGCATAAAATCCTAGAGTTGATTCGGTTCCATTTGGAACCGGAGTTGGTACTTCTGGATACCCATTTATAATCACACCATCAATAAGATAGTAATAGAATAATTGTGTTATGGGATTGTACAGAGCTGTTCCTATAACTACTGCTTGTATTAAATAATTAACTCCATTAACATCTTCAACTAATTGAAGAGCCAGTTGCACCGGCAAAGGACCCTCTAGTTTATAAAATGCTAAAATATCAACAGGACAACTAGCGACAACATCAAAAATTCCACTCGTTGGTAGCAGATTTATTAAATCATTAAAATATTGTAAATTA